TAATAGTTATTTTAACTATGAACAAGATTTAAAAAATATTGAGAATTATATATTAAATTTAGACATATTCCCTAATCAAGAAAAAAGAACATGGAATGATATTTTTTCGATTGAATGGAATGATTGGAATAAATGTCACAAATTAATAAGTGATTTGGGTAGTGTAGAAGATATAAAAATGTTAGAGTATGACCAAACTAAATCTACTGCACATGCGGTTGCTAAATTAGAAACACAACTTACCTTAGCAGACCAAAAGTACTTATTAGAACATGGCAAAAAATATAAAAATGCTAGTGATGCAATTAGACAATTAGTTGACAACGGAACCTTGGTATTAGGGGTTCCTATTAAATTGCAAACGTTAGCAGAGAAACGCAAAATTATTAAAAATTTTGACATGTGTTTATACACATACCATAAATGGGTAGATACCAATAAATTGGGAACAAAATATACAAATGAAAAATTAAAACTAATTGGGGATCAAGAAGTCAAAGAGTGGTACCAAGATGTACCCAAAACTTTACAGCTAGAAGCCTATGTTGACAATAAATGGTTTTCGTAGTAGAATACAGACTTACTTAATCACTTATGGAGATCTCCATGGTACGTACCAGTCTAGTTGTAACTTTTTTTAGTATTGTCCTTACTGCCTGCGGTGGGGGAGGGGGAGGTGGTACACCTAGTACTATTTCTTCGGCGAGTGAGCAAATTACCCCGCATAACATTTACTCAACATTTGCTACGACAGCACCATTAAATGGTAACTTCCGTTTAGCTAGAATAGATTATCGATTTGATACCCCAAGCCAATCAATCAATGCCAATGGATTGCAGACTTCATCGTATGAAGCAGTTAGTGCTACTATAGACCAAATTAAATCTGTAGGATTCAGTGGTGTTATTTTTGAAATGGAAGCACCTATTAATGCAAGTACAGGTAATATATCATTTAATGATAATCCAAGTCAAGGTACTAAAACACCCCCCAAGGCGCTTTGGAAGTTGGTTGATTATGCAAAAAGTCAGGGATTAGCTGTTTGGCTTTCACTTAGTATATCTGATAGTGTAACAGACTGTTTACTTACACCTGATTTTACAAAATACACAGAGCAACAATTGTTTACCAATATTGCAAATTATGATGTATCTTTAGCGCAATTGGCGAAACAACATAATGTTGATGGACTGTTTGTTGGGGAGCAAGTATCCAATATGGAATCAGCTAGTCATTTACCCTATTGGGCTTATTTAATTAATCAAATAAGAACGGTGTTCAATGGAAAACTTTCATACACATCTAATCTAGGTGCAGATACACCAATTTGGAACTATGTTGATTACCCTTCTATCATTATGAATGGCACATTATCTAATACCCCTGCAAATGATTTGATTTCAATTGTTAAAATGTATTTCAATGATGCCTTCGGCAAAAATGAAGTTGACCAAATTAAAGCAGTTTACAATAATTATGGTAAAAAAGTAATTTTAACTGAAGAATCAATGGGTGCAGACATAGGTGTTAACGATATCCCGCCGGACTTTTTTAATTCTATGTATACAAACTTTTTGGTTAATGCTACATCAACGAGTGATATCACATACAACGGAAACTTAAAAAGTGCAAAAATAAGTGCATTCCATGAAATTTTAGGATTACAATTGAGCAACATAGTAATTGGTACTAGTTTTTCTGAATTTCAACCTTGGTTACAAGACTCTAGTTTTGCTACTCCTGATGGTGTTGTATACAAATATTGGTGTTGTGGTTGGGAAATCTCAAATGATTTAACAGAACAAAAAACGTTAAACACTTACTTTAGCCAACCCTGGGGCTATCATACAATCACACTTAACTAATATGGCAATACCATTCAATACATTTAAAAACTCCTGCGAAGAACGTGGGTATACTGAACGTATCTATGAAGACCGCGGAGTTCTTGTACTATATTCTAATAATGGAATCAAGTGCGAAATTAAAAAGAATCATTATACAATTGGATGGTTAGCAAAGCCTCAAGATGTTAAAGTCATGCGAGAGAAATTTATTGAGGCAGGCTTTACTGAGAAGTTTGGCAAACGTAGTGAAAAACGTAAAGACCAAAAGGATTTTATCAACGTACACTTTGATGGTGATATACTAGAATCTTTTTGGATATTAGTTGGCATTATTGAATCAATTGAATCTATTGTACGTAAGGTACGTGGTCAAGCAATTAAACCTATTGCACGTGAGGTAAGCGAACGTAATATATTTGAAAAGATTGCCAAACGTTTTAAGTATTTTATTGACAACGAAGATGGATTTGGTTTAGAGAATACAAGGGCATTACTTGAGGGTGATAGTATTGACCATTTAATCACAATCGGTGAAAGTATTAATCGCACAAAAGAAAACACATACCGTGAACATATTGTACCTTGTATCCTAATCTACAATCAAGCAGTTACTATGACAATGGAAAAACGTAGTGTAACCGAAATAGCACAAATGATTAAGAACAATTTGGCTATAGTATTGATTACAAATGAGGAAGCAGACCGGTTAGACCATGAACTTGACCTTCAAACTTCCATGCCCGAGGGCTGGAATTTCGGAGATAACGTGTTTTCCCGCCTAGAAATGGCGAAAATCAGCTTAAAATAGCCCAAAAAAACCGTTGTAAATCAACAACTTACAAAAAGGTTGACGATAAATCATTTTGGGCATATAATACTTATATTGAGTTGATTAAAGGAGCTTTCAAATGGTAGATGCAAAATACAAATCAGAGTTTTACATTGATTACACTAATGATGCAACAGGTCCTGTTGTTCGTTGGAATAGCAATGACCGTATTCCTTTTGCAGATATGTTGCAAAATTTTGAAGATGCTGGTTGGATTGACGGTCAAATGTATTCCAATAGTGTTGAACAACGTAAAGTTGAAGACCGTATTGCAATCGAGGCTTATCGCAAAAATTACAAAGGTCCAAGTGATGAGGAATTGTTTGAAATGCGTGCCGCATTTGGTCCTGGTGCAAAGGTAGTGAATGTTTTAACTGGTCACACATATACTGTTTAAGGAGAAAACTATGACTGCATTTATCAAATCTGAATTCAATGGTACTGAGTACGTTAATTACAATGGTAAATTTGTTGCACGTTTTAAATATGCCAAAGCTGGTAAAGGTACATTCATTACCTTCTTGTGCAAAAATTTCACAGTTGAAGAATATTTCAGTCGTTTGGCAGGTGGTGAGGCCCCATTGAAAATTGTTGAGTCTAAAGGTTATCTCTTGCCCCATATCAAAAAGCACCTTAAGGAACTAGGTTATCCTGTTAGTGTTGCAGGCTTCAATCAGTTGATTCAGGATAATGTCAACAAGCATTACGCAAAGGTTTAATCATGACTGATACACAAATTATCATTACTACACTGGTTGTTATTGCAATCTTTTTTGTTAAAGTTATCATTGTTAGTAAACTGTAAGGAGTAATCATGCCCAAATATCAAAAACCCGTACCCCTTAATATTGTTGCTGATACCGTTTGGGGTGCGGCATGTCAGGCACAGCGTATCAATGGTAGTTATGTTAAATTGAGTGTATTGTCAGAAAGTGACCCTCAAACAAATAAACTATCCAATCGTCAAATCGTTGAAAATTTATTGGTTGATCCTACTCAAATTACTGAAGAGGATATGGAACAAGGTCGTAAGGTTTGTGCATTCTATCAGGGTTTGACTTTTAAAATCCTTAAAGGTATCAAATTAAGTGAGTTTGATAACACCGCAATGTTACTTGCAAACAGAGATACAATTGATACCAGGTATGATTTGGCAGTTATTGCAAGTCTTCCAAGTTGCTATGAGCGTGGTGTCAAACGTCAAACTATAGACCAACGTATTGCATTTGCTACAGGTAAAATCGTTGATAGTATTGGTAGCAAAATTTCACTAACCATTGAAGTATTGAAATCCGTTTACTCACAAAAATGGAATACATTCTACATCACTGGTATTACAAGTGATGACCAAGTTGTGTTCTTTGCTTACAAACAAGAATTGCCAATTGGTCAACAACGTGATATTTATGGTACTGTTAAAGCATATCGTGACAACAGTACGCAATTAAATCGGGTAAAAGTTATTTGACAATAATAGTCAAATATATTACAATGAATCATTATCAACTTAAAGGACTTGTCATGTTCTCAAAATTTTTAATTGCAAGTGTTGTTGTAGTGTTAGCTGGTTGCAGTACTGTAGCCGGTACTGTTAAAGGTATGGGCGAAGATGTTAAGTCTGGAACCGATACTGTTGCACATTGGATTAAACCTGAACAAGGAAGAAACTAAAATGACTAATTTTATTGCAGGCATTATTTTTGGAATTATTATTTCAACCGTAGGTTTCAGTGGCATTGCAAAAATGCTTGATAACGGTGTTGATAAGGTAAAACAAGTTACAGTTGAACAAGCAAAATAAGGAACCAACATGCTTAAACTTTTCTCAGTCATTCTTTTAGTAATTGTTTTAATATTGATAATGCCATTTGCTTATATTTGGGCATTGAACACATTATTTCCAAGTCTTAATATTCCATATATGTTTGATACATGGTTGGCAATGTTACTTGCACATGGATTCTTTCACGTTACGGTTGGTCGCAAATGAATGATGATAAAAAAACAATATTATTTGTAATACTAATATTAATAGTATTACTGTTTTGGACCAAAACAGATTCTATTTCTTTTACCAATGACGATGATGACGATCCAGATGTGGTGTCAATAGACTATAGGTGTTCAATGCTTAAAGAATACAAATATGTACCCGAAGAAGTAATCACAGAATGCGCCAATCGTCTTAAAGAAAATAAAGAAAAAACTATTTAAGGAATATTCATGTCAGCAAGTTGGATTAAAAAATTAAATGAAAGTGATAGCAGGCTTCACAAAGAAGATGTACTTAAACAGGCGCTTGAGGCAAGTGTCCTTGGTAGCACAAATGCTATTAATTTTTTAACATTAACCAAAGTTTGCTATAATCCTTATGTGACGTTTGGTGTTAAACAAGTGCCTGATACAGTTGGCATTGTTGATGCAGAAAATCCTTGGGAAGACTTTAATCAGTTGTTGAGTGAGTTAGGTCAACGTGGGTTAACTGGTCATGCCGCACGTGATGCTATCCAAGAAATGAGTGAACGTTTTGATAGTAACGAATGGAATACATTTTGTGCTCCTGTTATTCGCCGTGACTTACGTGCAGGTATTAGTGACAAGACTATCAATAAAATTTGTAAAAAAACTGATTACGAGATTCCAGTGTTTGGTTGTCAACTTGCAACCAATAGTGAAGGTCGCCCCGAGATGAAGGGTACTAAACGTCTAGAGCCTAAGCTAGATGGTGTTCGTGTATTGCTTGTTGTTATCCCTAGCGATAATGGCATGACTACAATTTGTTACAGTCGCAATGGTAAGGTGTTTGAAAACTTTAGACACATTGAAGAACAAGTAGAAAACAATTATGCCAAAATTTGTAGAGCTACACGTGGTACGGATCAAGGTCGTGGACTAATCGATGGCTTTGTACTTGACGGTGAAGTGATTGGCAATACATTCCAAGAACTCATGCGACAAGCACGCCGCAAAACTGATGTGCAGGCTGATGATAGTGTGTTCAATATTTTTGACATTATCCCATTACAAGATTTTCGCAGAGGATATTGGAATGCACAATTGAGCAAACGTATTAATTTGCTTGAGGCAATGCGTCCTGTTATTGATACAATGCCTAATGTTGAGTTACTGCCACACATCATGGTTGACTTAGACACCGCAGAAGGTAAAAATCAACTAGAGCGTTATGCTAAAGATAATGTTAACGCAGGATTCGAAGGTATTATGATTAAGAATGTTGATGCACCTTACGAGTGTAAGCGTAATACATTTTGGATGAAATGGAAACCTACACTAAGTGTTGATCTACAAGTGATTGGTGTTGAAGAGGGGACTGGTCGAAATGTAGGTCGTCTAGGTGCACTAGTATGTCAAGGCGTTGATGATGGTAAAGAAATTACTGTCAATGTGGGTAGTGGCTTTAGTGACGAGGATCGTGATGACTATTGGGCTAATAGCAATAGTGTTATTGGTCGTACTGCTGAAATCTTGTGTGATGTGATTACGCAAAATCAAGATGGTACATACAGTTTGCGTTTCCCTCGATTTGTAAGATTTAGGGACGATAAATGAATGAACTAATTTATAAATTAACCAAACAAGCTGATGCGTTAGCTAGGGTTATAGAACCTGACCTTAGAGAGATTGTGAGATATAATCGTATTCGTGATGAAAAGTTTGCCGAATTGATTGTCAAGGAATGTGCTAAAGTTGCTGACCTTGCGGATGAGAATAAGTGTGAGTGGATTGGTGGAAATATTTTAACACATTTCGGAGTTGAAGAATGAACGAACGAATTAAAGAACTTGCTGAACAGGCTACTTCAACTCTCTCCATGAATCATGAAGGTTACAGAGGTAAAGGTTACATAGAACAAGTAGAATATTTTGACAAAGAAAAGTTCGCCGAGTTGATTGTGAAAGAATGTATTGGATGTTGTGAACAAGTTATTAGTGATCCTGTTCCTAAATCAGTTGACACTTGGCTTAACGGTGGTTCTCAATGTATTGACCAGATTAAACAACATTTCGGAGTTGAAGAATGAACGAACGAGATATGCCTTGGTGGATGGTCGTTATTGGTTTATTAGTTTTGCCAATTATTTTTGTATTTGTTGGCATTAGTAATATACTTAAAAGAACATTTCGGAGTTGAAGAATGAACGAACGAATTCGAGAACTTGTTAAGCAAGCCACTACTATCGAAGAACATAAGTGGGGAGTAAGTTATGATAATTTCAATAAAGAAAAGTTCGCCG